AATCAACGCCGCAAGAAGCGGAGTCGAGTTGTAGATTTGAACAACCAGCTTGGGAATAAACGCACGCCGCGTGACATAAGTCAGCTCGGTATACTGCGTTGATCCCGTCGCCGGAAGAATGCCACCACCAATAGGCATGGTTTATCTCCGAAAAAAATTAAGTCCCCTACAAAACGTCAAATGCCAATGGGTCGCGTGGGTTTGCGCAACTCATTAAAAGCCTTTGCCGCTTCATTCCTTGCAGCCATCTGCGGGTTTTTCCAGAACGCCGAAAGCGTAGTCTTGGCAGTGTCGTCCATCACGTTCCGGTTATAGGAAGTGGGAGTCGGCGCGGCCTGTTCACGCATCCAGCGATGGTAATCCGCTGCGGTTTCGTGAGAAGTAATACCCTTCTCCAACATGATCTTCTCCACTTCCTCGATCTCGCTTTCGCTTTTCACCATGCCTTTTTTCATAAGGTTGGTGCGGCGACGCTCAAGATCTTCAAGAGCCTCTTTTTCCTGAAGCCTAGCTTCAAGCTGACGAACACGGGCGTCTGAAGCGTCAATCGCACTCGTGGTGCGATCTTCAATGTCGATTTCCGGGATCGTCATGTCAGGCTTGGCTTTTTTGGTCAGACGCAAAAAGTCTTTGCGAGTGGCCGGATTTTCAGCAAGCTGACGCGCCAAAGCCGCGAGTTCATCGCGGGCTTCCGGCGAAAGATCTTCGAGAGAAGGCATGTCTGTCCCCTAACCTATTCAGATGACTTTATGCCCGTCGCCGGGCTTCTTGATCGACAGGTTGTTCTTCGGTCCAGTCTTGGACGCAGAAGAAAGCCCACCAAGATGCGCGTAGCGCGGCGGGTTGTAGATTGGACCATGCATCTGCTGGTCGCTAGTCGGGCGGCGGATGACACCAGCGCCCCTCGGCTTGAAAAGTTCCATGATCTTATCCTTGCATGGGCGGAGCGCCGCCACCGGGCGGCATTGGAGGCATACCACCGGGCATACCACCGGGCGGCATGGGCGGAGGAGCGCCAGGAGGCGCACCGGGCATCGGCGGAGAAGCCGCCATAGCCCTAGCTTCAGGACTGCCACCGCCTGCATTTGGCAGGGTTTGCAGCATCTGAAGAATCTCAGCATTCTTGAGGCTGTTAGTCTTGGCGGTGCGCGGACCCATCATGCCCGTCAGGCTCTTAAGAGCCGACATGACTTTTTGCCCTTCATCGCTTTCAGCACCAAGACCCGGCAGCGATTGCTCAAGAAGATCCATCGCCAAACCAATATTGATTCGAGCCGATTCCTGCGTTCCAAGACGAGGTTCAGGATTTGACATAGGAGCCGCAGACGGCGGTTGAGGAGCATTGGGGTCAGACCCAATAGCAGCGCCCGGCGCAGATTGCTGCGCTTGCATCAACTCCATCATCTTAGAAGTCGAATCAGACACCTTACGCTCCAGTTAATAATGAATCCGCGTTAGCAGATTTTGGCATAATAAAACAAGGGGGAATATATTTGAGGTCCGTCCCCCTCAGCGGACATCGGAGACTAACAACGGGCTAAACCCGTCTGTTAGTTACTTCCGGCGGTGCTTGCGGCCCTTAGCCATAATAAATCCTCCTTTCATAATTTGAGTTGCGTCCCCTGGGCCACCGTCATTTAGCGAGCGCGACGGCGAGCACGTTTCATGGCGCGATACATCAAATCACCCCCCTTCATTCACGATCCAAGCGGCGCGTATTAGCGCGCGGCGCGGACGTGCGAATAGAGGATACGCGATATTCAATGCCTGCGCCATCTCTACCTGCATTCAACTGGGAAGTTTGAATTCTTGGCTGATCGCCACGAGGAGTTTCATCAGCCATTACTTCACCTGTTTTAATTTTGCGCCACCGCCTTCATGGTGCGGTTGCGCGGCTGCTTTTGCCTCGTTCTTTTTCAGCTTGTCTTTCAACAACTGCTTCATTGGAGGCTCCAGAAGATCCAGCAAGCTCTCTTTGTCAATCGCGCCTGCCTTGAACAGATTAAACGCCAAAGTGCGCAAATCTTCCATGAAAATTGGACTATTGGAATGCGCGTCAACCTTGACGACAAAATCCTTAGTAAACTGCTCCGCGATAAAATCCATGCCATTTGCATCGCGGAAAGACGTGTCGTCGTCCATCTGCATCAGCCGCAGATAGAGTGTCGCCATTTTCTCAAGCGCATCCTCAACGATAAGAGCGCGCTTCTTCGCACGGGAAGACCCAAGCCGCGCCAACTGCGAAGCGTGACCAGAAGAACGAACTCCAGACTCGCCATGACCGGAGAGAATGCTGCTGATACCAGAGGCTTCAGCAAACATTGCGTCAATCTCGCCAATTTCCTTGTAAAGGTCCTGCGGGATTTCAGGCGCAAGTTTCTCAACCTTTGAATTGGGCATGTCGGTCGCCAACAACCCGCCAGCACGGTTAAGAGCAAAGTTCTTTTCATCCAAAATGCCAGTAAAGCCCATCAAAGCTGTCGGAGGGTTTACTTGCTTGGACAACAGATCAAGTATCTCACTCATCCGCTTGTTGCGCATTTCTTGCAGATAAATGAGGCGAGAAACTTCAGACTGCCCCCAATAGTAGTCAAACTGGGGGTTGGGATTCAAATGCACAAACGGCAACTCTCCTTTCAAGAAAATTGCCTTGTTTGAATCCTCGTTCCACAACGGGCGGTCATAAATTACAACGCCGGGGTCGGCAATCGTGACAATCTGATAGTCTTGCGTTTCGTCGTTGTAGACATACAACTCTCGCATTTCGATGGTGTCCTCGGCAACTTGAGGACGCATACGATTCACGCCAGACAAATCCAAGTTCACGTTGCCGTAAATGGTCGGATTGCTCTGCGACATGATAATGCGGTTGACCGCATTCGGAATCTCGGTCGGTGCATGGATGGAGGAGGTAATGCGTTTCATCAACGCTTCACGGCGCGGGTGTCGGTATAGGTTTCGCGCCAATTCGGATTTGGTGATGTAGTAGGTCTGGCACAAAGCCTCTTGGCGATCCGTGTAAGGCACATCCTCGCGCAACACGCCAATGGCTCCAGGCTCAACCATATACGGTGTAATGCCGCCAGGGCGACGCACCAATTTGACAAACGTGCAGCCAAACACCAGTGACCACGTTAGGGCCATGCTGAAGATGTTGTCAGCGTTGGTGTTTGACCATTCGTCGTTAAGAGCCTGAGTCAAGACGGGGATCTTGGAATGTTCCGCTTCTTTGACTGATGCACCCAACGCAATAGAAAAACGGGTTTGGTCCGCGCTGTAGAGGAATGACACAAGCTGGTCGATATGCGGGTAGATCTTGTTATAATGCGCTGGACTTTCTTCAGGACCAGAGCCAAACAAGAAATAGCTACGCAGGGAAACATAATCGCCCTTTCGCTCATTTTGCGAAACGTAACACTTCTCAGCTAGGTCTAAATAGAAAAACTCTCGCTCATCAGCATCGGACGGGATAATCATGTTTTGATCTTTAACCCCTCATGATCGGCAATATAACTTGCGGCGCGTGGTCCTTGCAAGTCTCCTACATCTCTGGGCAATAG